AGCCGGGTTTTGTGCTGTCGACTGATTTGGACATCAGGAGCAAAGACCAAGTGAGCGCGTTGCGCGATCGGTGGACCGAGCAAACAACCGGGCGCAATGTTGGCGGCACGCCAATCCTAACTAGCGGGCTCAAACCGATACAGATCCCGGTTACCAATTGGCGCGATTCGCAGCTCGCCGAACTGCTCAAACTTAGCGATCAAGATATTGCGATGGCGTTTCGCGTGCCGCCGCAGATCGTCGGCATTCCGGTGCCGCACATGACGCACGGCGGCACCGAAGCGATGATGCAGTCCTGGGTCGCCTCGGGGCTCGGCTTTTGTCTCAATCTCATCGAGGAAACTTTCGGCCTGACATTCGAGCTCAAGGGCCAGCCCGATGAATATATCGAATTCAACACCGAAGCGCTGTTGCGCTCGGCGTTTAAGGATCGCATCGAGGCTCTGAAAAACGCCGTGCAAGGCGGCATCATGTCACCAAACGAAGCGCGCAATAAAGAAGATTTGCCGTCCGTTAAATTCGGTGATGAACCGCGCCTGCAGGCGCAAGTTGTGCCGCTTTCACAGATCGAGGCGCCAGCCACTCCGAATCCTGCGCCATCCGCCCCGGCCGCGCCGGCGGCAGCGCCGAAAGGGAGTCTGATTGATGCAAGACGAAACGCTTATGCGCGAGTCCTGCTCAACCGATCAAAACAAATCGAACGGGAACGACAGCGCCGAATTTCCTGACGTGCTGCTCGATGCTGGCGCGATGGTCGTTGACGAATTGCGCCAACGATGGACCCGCGAATTTGAGCTGATGCAATCGCAAGGCCGCGAGGTCGCTGCGGTCATGCGCGCGCAGTTTGTCGAATTCCAGCAGCGGCTCATGAATGAGTTTAGCGAACGGCTGCTCGAGATTCGCAACGGTGAGCCCGGCGAGCCAGGCCGCAACGGACGCGACGGTGAGCCTGGCCCTGCCGGCTGTCGCGGCGAGATCGGACCCATCGGGCCGCCTGGGCCCGCCGGCCCGAGCGGCGAGCCCGGCGCCAACGGTCCCGCCGGCCCAGCTGGCCCGCCTGGCCCGCCTGGGCCGCTCGGCGAGCCCGGTGCCGTCGGCGCGACCGGACCTAGCGGGCCGCCTGGCCATCTTGGCCCACCCGGCGCCAATGGCCCAGCTGGGCCGCCCGGCCCCGCCGGAATCGGCGAGCGCGGCCTTAACGGGCCCGCCGGACCCGCTGGGCCGAGCGGTGAGCCTGGCGCCAATGGTCCCGCCGGCCCAATAGGGCCGAGCGGCGAACGCGGCGAGCGCGGAGCGCCTGGTGAGCTCGGCACCGTGGTCGAATGGCAGGACCGGATTTTTTACGAGGGCGAGCTCGCCACGCATGCCGGCTCAACGTGGCAGGCGAGCCGCGACACCGCCAAGCCGCCAGGCGCCGCCGGCGACGACTGGCATCTGATCGCGGCCCGCGGATCCGGCTTTGTCATCCGCGGCACCTATGACGCCAACGCCAGCTATAAGGCGCTCGACGTCGTGACGCTCGATTACGGTTGGTTTGTCGCCAAGGTCGATCGACCAGGCCCGGCGCCTGGTCCCGGCTGGCAGGCCGGCCCGGTCGGCAAAAAGGGCGACAAGGGCATTGCCGGCGATCGCGGCCCGCCTGGCGCGCCCGGCAAGCCGGCGCCGCATTGGATCGGCGTCAAGCTGGACGGCTACGAACTCGTCACCGTCATGAGCGACGGCACGGTCGGACCTAAAATTTCGCTCAACGCGATGTTTGATCAATTCGGCCTCGAGCTGCGCAGCAGGCTCAAATAAAATGCAACAGATCCTCAACGTGCTGACGCCGGCGGCGACGCAGGATCTCGTCTCGCTCGCGGAAATGAAAGCCAAGTTTTTCATTCCCGACACCGACACGAGCAAAGACGTGCTGCTGCAGGAATTGATCAGCAACACGTCCGAACAGATAGCCGAACTGTGCGATCGCGTGTTTGGCTATACGGAAGTCGAAGAAACCTTTTACCAGCTCGAGGACGGCGACTTTACGCAGCGGCTTTATCTGTCGCAGTGGCCGGTGCAGCTCGCCGATATCACCGCGCTGACGCAAGACGGCGTCGATATTTCGGCGTGGCTGGCGCCGATTCCCGGCGCCATCATTTCGACCGGCACGCCGCCGCCGACATGCGTACTCGAGCAGGACACCGGCACGCTTTATCTGCCGTCGTTTCTCGGCACGTGGGCCGGCGTGATCGATGTCACCTATAGCGGCGGCTACCATCTGCCGGACAGTGCACCCGGCAGCCTGAAATTCGCGGCCGAGGCGGTGATCCGCGAATCCTACACGAGCTGGCTGCGCGACCCGGCGCTGTTCGGCGTGCGCCAGATCTCGCACAAGGAAAGCCGGATCGGCTATTTCGGACCAAATATGTTTCCGACGACCGGCCTGCCGGAGACATGGAAAACCGTCCAAAGCGTGCTCAACAAATTCATTCGCCATTGGGTGTAACGATGAAACAGGACCGCGCTCTGATCAAAGAACTGCAGCCGACCAATCAAGTGTGGCGCGCCGCTGCTGCCATCGTGCGCGGCCACATCGCGCACGTGCCGCCCGAGCAGATGGCCAAAACCATGTATCCCGACGACACGGTAACGCCGGTGATCGCGCGTGCCGCCTCGACGATGGCGACGTTGACTGATGCCACTTGGGCCGGCCCGCTGGCGCGCTACGCGGTCTCGGAAGCCGTCGAGGACATCGTTGCGATGACAGCCGCCGGCCGCATGGAGCAAGCCGGTGCGCTGCGCGTCGATATGGGGCAACTGTCGAGCGTGACGGTGCCAGGCCGCGCCGTCACCGCGGCCGACGCCGGCGCCTGGGTCGCCGAGGGCGCGCCGATCCCGGCCAAGCAATTTAACTACACGCCGGGCGTGCTGCGCTTGCGCAAGCTGGCGGTGATCGTGACGCTGACCGAGGAAATGTCGCGCTCGTCAAATCTCGAGGCGCTGTTGCGCTCGATGTTGACCAGCGCCGCCGGCTTGGCGATCGATGCGCAAATGTTTTCCGCCATCGCCGGCGACGCCACTAAGCCGGCCGGCCTGTTCAATGGCCTCACCCCGATCGGCGTTGCCGCTGCAGTCGGCGCCAGCTTTGACAATTGCGGCCAGGATCTCGGCCAGCTTGTCGCCGACATCGGCGCCCGTGGCGGCGGCCGCAACGCTTTTTTTGTTGGAGCGCCGGCGCAGGCAACCTCGATCAAGTTTTTCTCGAGCGGCGAATTTCAGGTCGCGGGCTCGGCCGGCATGGCGGACAAGAGCGTTGCGGCCATCGAACCGGCGAGCCTTGCTTTTGCGATCGCCGATCCCGAATTCGCCGTCGCCAACGTCGCCGCGGTGCAGGAAGATGACACCGCGCCGGCGGCGGATTTGCTAACGAAATCGCCGGTCAGATCGATGTATCAGATCGACGCCTTTGCGCTGCGCATGGTGATCTATGCCGCCTGGACGATGCGCGCGCCGCACGTCGCTTACATGACCGGCGTTAATTGGTGATTCGTGGTCACGATCACGGTCGATATTGCCGCGGTCGAGAAACGACTCGCGGACATGCACAACAAGCTGCACGAGCTCGGCGCCCACGGCCTCGGCGACGAATTTTTCAATTGGCAGGCCGAGGACATGCACCGCAAGCATCCAACGCTGAAAAAACTGCGCGGCAAACGCTATCGCACGGTGATCCGGCCGCACTCCTATTTCGAGGTGATGCGCTCGCGGCATTTTCAATCGCGGCTCGGCCGGCGCCATCGGCCGCACACGCTGACGTCGACCAGGCCGATCCTGCGCCCGGCGCTGTTGACCAGGCTGCAGGAGCGGCTGCGCGGGCTGCTCGACGCAATCAAGTGGTGAGCTGTCATGGCCATCAATATGTCGAAGGCCCTTTATGGGCCTTGCCAAAGCGCTTTTGGCCGGCCGGGGATCTTCACCTATGCCGCCGGCGGCAGCTTCACCGGCAGCGGCATCTATTCCAGCACCGAAATGGAGCTGATGCTCGATGACGGTTCGGTCATCAGTGACCAGCGCACAATTTTTGACATTCGCGCCGAAGATTATCCGACGCTGCCGGCGCAGAATGACACGGTGACAATCCCGGCCGAGCCGATCAGCGGCTTGCCGGCGCTCGGCGACTTTCAGATCACCGATGTCAGCCACAACGGCGGCGGCGAGATCACGCTGCAGCTGCGCGCGATCAAGAGCGCATCATGATCACCGAAACACAGAGCTCCGGCTTTGATCTGCGCGACGCTTTTTATAACGCCGTGCTGCCAGGCTTCACCGGCTACACGGCACGCAAGACGCGCATGCTGCCGGTGCAGCCGTTGCTGATTCCTTATCTCGGCGTTTATCTGGTCGACGAGACCATGACGCCGGACGGCGACGCCAATGCCGGCATGATCCGCTTTGCCCATTCGATACGCATCGGCTTTTCGGTCATCATCACCAACAACGATCAAAACGCCGCCGAGCAAACAGTCGATCAGGCCTTTTTGAAAATCCTGCAGCTGCTCTATTGCGACCAGCACGTGATGAACGTGTTGCACAACAACAATCCCGAGGGCGTCGGCACCGAAGGCATCATGCGCGGCATCCGCCGGCATAATTTCGGCAACGCCGGCGCCAGGAACGAGACGCCGTTCGTCGAGCTGCAATACGACGTGTCCGCCTATTTCCGATCCGAATGGTATCCCGACATCACCGACATGCTCGACGAGATCGACGTCATCACCGGAATCAAAATCACCGACACGCAAGCTGAGCGCGATCAGCGCCAGCAAGTGGAATGGGCGTGGGATTTTACGACCGGCGCCCCGCCAATAACCAAACCAACATTTAACACCGCAGTGCGCGAAGCGCGTGCGCCGCTGCGCTATCCCTGGCGATCGGCGCGCGATCAAGGAAAGGTCCGCAACAATGGTTGATGTCACCGTAAAATTCCCGAGCTCTGCCGAACAGATCAAGCAGCGCATCGGCCGCATCAAAGTGCCGGCGGCACGGCCCGGCATCCGCGTCGAGCCGCGCGACGCCGACATGCGCCGGCTGCTCAAGCACCCGAACGGCGCGCGCTTCCGCCCCGAGGGCTCGATCGAATGGCCGGACGATCAATTCACGCATCGGCGCATCCGCGATGGATCGGTCAAGGTCGTCGAGCCACCGCACGACGAGCCGCCCGAAAAGGCCGGCGACGAGCAGCCCGAACACGAACAGCCCGAACCGCAACCGCAACGCCGGCAGTTGCGTCGGCACGAGCAGGAATAATCCGCATCATTCGCCGCAGCGCGAACAGGAGTGACACGCCATGCCAATCAGTTTTTCCAATATCCCCGCAAATATCAAAGTCCCGCTCTACTACGTTGAAGTCGATCCCTCGATGGCCGGCTTGCCGTCGATCAATCTGACGGCGCTGATGACCGGCATCATGACGACCGCCGGCCACGCAACAAAAAACGTCGCCATCCCGATCGGCTCGCAAGCGCAGGCCGATCTGGCGTTCGGGCCGCACAGCGAACTTGCCCGTATGTTCCAGGCGTATTATTCGAATAATTTTGCGAACGAGGTTTGGGGATTGCCCGTCGCGGAGCCGGTCGGCGCCTCGGCGGCGACTGGCACCATCACGATCACCGCGCCGCCGACGGCCGCCGGCACGATTGAGCTCTACATCGCCGGCACGCATGTGCCGGTCAACATCATGACGACCGACACGCCGACCACGATCGCGGCGGCGATCGCCGCTGCCATCAATACCAACTACGTTGATCTCGGCGATCCGGCCTTGCCGGTGACCGCAACCGCGGCGGTCGGCGTGGTGACGCTCACCGCGGCATTCAAAGGCGTCAACGGCAACGAGATTACGGTCAGCCTGAATTACTACGGCACGCGCGGTTCGGAATTCACGCCGGTCGGGCTCGGCATCACGCTGCCGGCGACTGGCCTGTTGACCGGCGGCGTCGGCACGCCGGACTTTTCCCTTGCGATCACCGGGATTCAAAAATCGAACTTTGAATACGTGGCGATGCCGTACACCGATTCCAATTCTTTGTTCGCGTGGGATCAGGAATATGGTTTCACCGACAGCGGACGCTGGGGCTGGAATCGCCAGCAGTTCGGCCACGTGTTTACCGCCAAGCGCGGCCTCTATGCCGATCTGATCACGTTCGGCGATACGCTCAACAGCGCGGTTGAATCGTTCATGGCCTTCGAGGAAACAACGCCGTCGCCGATGTTTGAAGCGGCTGCGGCCTATGCGGCCAAAGCGCAGCGCGCTTTCATCAACGACCCGGCGCGGCCGCTACAGACCTTGAGCCTCAACAACATCAAGTGCTGCCCGCATCAGGACTCGTTCAATTGGGCCGAGCTCAATTCGATCGCCTCACACGGCCTGGCGATTCAGGAACGCGGATCTGATAATCAGCCGATGATCGCGCGCGAGCAAACATCGTACCAGCTCAACCTCTACGGCCAATCCGACGATGCCTATGAGCTGGTGACGACGCTGGCAACACTGGCCAAGCTGCTGCGCAATCAGCGCCATGCCATCACGACGAAATATCCGCGCTCCAAACTGGCCGACGACGGCACCAAGTTCGGACCCGGCCAGGCCATCGTGACGCCCGGCATCATCAAGGCCGAGCTCGTCAACGAATATCAAATGGATATGTGGAACGGCCTGGTTGAAAACTTGCGGGCTTTCAAAGCCAACCTAATCGTGGAACGAGATCCAAATGACCCGAACCGGGTCAACGTGCTCTATCCGCCCGACTTGATCAATCAGCTGCGCGTGTTCGCAGTGCTGGCGCAGTTTCGGCTGCAATACGACCGCGGCATCGACCTCCAAGTTATCGGTCAGGCACCGCCGCCCTTCAACGCAGCGAGCGGCGCACCGGCTCAATGAGCTGCGCCGGCTGATCGCAATCCTCACGCAAACAACAGGAGTCCAACATGGCCCAGCGCTTCGCAGGAATCGCATTCCTGACCGTGGACGGCATTCAACTATCCTTGCGCGGAAATTTCACCGTTAGTCCCAGCCCGCTCGAGCGGACCATGATCGCCGGCCAAGACGGGGTGCACGGCTACCAAGAATTGCCGCGCGTGCCGTTCATCGAGGGCGATCTGTCGGCAATTCCCGGCCTGCTGCTCGACGATCTGATCGCGCAAACCGATGTCACGGTGATTGCCCAGCTCGCCAACGGCATGCAATACACGCTCACCGGCGGCACGTGCAAAGGCGGCTTCGAGGAAAACACCCGCGACGGCCAGCTGCGCGTGCGCTGGGAAGGCCTGGCCTGCCAGGAAATCTCGATCGCGTGAGGTGAGCCGTGAACGTCAAGCCATTGCGTGAGGGTTTCGTCGAGGCGCCGACGCACGAGCCGGTGCCGCCGGCGGTGCCGCCCCAGGCACCGCTATCACCACAGAAAGACTTTCATCAGGAACCGCCCGAACCGGAGCTCAGCGAGATCGACAAGCTGCGGGCGGTGATCGCGGCGTCGGCCAATCCCTGGCCGATCACGGTGCCGCTGCTTTACAAGCCGATCCAGAACGACAAAGGCGACGAAATAAAATCGCTGACGTTCCACGAGCCGACGGCGGCCGACATCAACCGCGTCGGCAATCCGATCCGGCTGAACTGGGAAAATGAACCCATCATCGAGGAACGAAAAATGACTGCGATGATGGGCGCGCTGTCGCGCGTGCAGCCGGTGAAATTGACGGCGCTCGATCCGCGCGATTGGAATAACTGTGCTTGGATCCTCAAGCCATTTTTTTTGCCCGATCTGAGGGCGTTCGTTTAGGCGACGAGCTCATTCTCGACTGCTATCGCCTGGCCGAACACTATCACCAACCGCCCGAGCATTTTCTCAACATGACGCTGAGCGTCCTGCAGACGCATCGGCACTACACCGCCGAGCTCATTCGCCAGCGCCAGGCGGCGCAGCGGCGACCCGACGAGGAATAAATGGCCGACACTGAGGAACTAAGACTCGTCGTTTCGCTGACCGATAACGCCTCGGCGCAGCTGTCAGCGATTCACGGCCAGATCCAGCAAGCTTTCGGGCCGAGCTCGCATGCGCAGCTCGAGCAATTTCAGAGAAAGAGCGACGAGACTTATCGCAAGCTGAAAGACCTGGCCGAGGCGACAACCGGAGTCAGCAAGGCATTCGATTTTTTCACCCGCGGCTTTGGCGCCGCCGGCATCGCCATCGCCGGCATCGGTTTCGCCATCGCCGCCCAGCTGAAAAGCCTCAAAGAATATTCCGACCACATGACCGACATCGGCAATGCCGCACAGTCGCTCGGGGTGGCATCGGGCTCGCTGCGCAACATCGAGCAGGCATTTGAGCGCGTCGGCAAAACCGCCGGCGACGCGCGGACTGTCATTGGAGACATTCAAAAATTGCAGGCGGACCTGGCGCGACCCGGCAGCGAGATTCGCTTCCAATTGTTCCAGCACGCGCACAGCGACGAAGCAATCCGCAATACGGAGCTCTATCTCGACCGGCTGGACCGCGCAAAAACCATTGAGGAAAAAATCGAGGTCATTCGCCAGGGCGGCGAAGGCGTTTATCGCGCCAATTTGCAATACGGCGAGCAAATCGCACGGCAGCGCGAAAAAGAATGGCTGCAGATTCAGCACCAAAGCGAGGCCATCATCGCTTTGCAGGAAAAAATCAGGCCAATGTCGCCGGAGGAAAGAGCCGCGTTCGAAGCCAGGCGAAAACACGCTCAAGACTTCGAAAAACAAAGTGAGGCTCTCGCGCAGACCTGGGAGCACATTACCGATCTGTGGAAGGATTCGGCAATCGTCGGGCTGCTGGCAACCGTGAAATCGATCGCTGAGTACGGAAAGATATATGCCGACGCAATGGACAAGGCGCAAAACGCTGCCGAGAAAACCAACAAAGAAATTCCGCCGCCGCAAAACTTTTGGGATCGGATCAATCCGCTCGATCCGGTCAACAGGGCGCGCTCGCGGCGTTATTTCGAACTGCAAAACGACCCGACCGCGCCAGCGCATCCGCTCGACATCGATCCGAAAGTGTTGGAGCAATATCGCAGTCCGATGGGCGGGGGCGTTGGGCCGTCGCTCGGGGGCGCGGCGCCACAATTTTTCGCCGGCAGTGGCGGCGGCGACGGCGGTGGGAAAAAGCCGTTTTGGGAGAACTGGCGACCGTCGACGAACATCGAGGACAATCGCCTCGGCCAGCTCAACGCCCAGCTCGGTCGCGGCGGCGGCGGCGGGCTCGAGGAAACGAATCGCCAGCTGAAAATGCTGAACGACAATTTATTTGAAATGCTGCACCCGGCCGGCGCCGCCGGCGGCGTGCCTGGTGGCGCGCTCGGTTTATTGAGTGGTGGAGGGGGCGGCGGCGGCATGCCCGGCAATATCGGCGGCGGCGGCGGCGGGATTTCGACCGGCGCGGGAGTGCCCTATGGATCCCACGTCGGGCCTGGCAGTGGTGCCGGCGCCGGCGAATCATCCCCGCATGGCACGCTCGGCGGCGATGCTTTTGACCCGTTTACCCGCGGCGGCGGCGGCGGTGCGCCTGGTGCGCCAGGCGGCAAAGGCGGCAACGCATGGATCGCGCAGCAGCGCGCCGGCTTTGCCAAAGAGCTGCAGGATCCAAACGTGCGCACGCAAGTCGCGGCCATGTTGCATTCTGAGGATCCCACGGCCGGCCCGGCCGCGGTCGAAAGTCTGATGAACCGCGCGGCGTTTGCTCACAAGTCGCTGTCGCAAATGCTGCACAGCGGTTTTTATGGCCCGATCAATCGCGGCGAGCTCGGCGGCCACATTGCGGCGTTGCGAAGAAATCCAAAACTTAATGCGCAGATGAATCGATACATCGACCAGGCGCTCGCCGGTTCTGATGTCATCAAAGGCCACACCGAC